GCGCAGGAAAACGGGAGAAATCTTATCACCAACAAGGCGCTGCTTAAATGGCTGGATAAGTACCTTGACCCAAAAGAATGGATCATTGAAATCACCGGAGGTGAGCCGGGGTTGTACTCGGAGATCCAAACGCTTATTCCCGAACTTGCGTCCAGAGGATATTACGGGCTGGTGAAAACAAACGGATCCCTGCCGATCCCTAAATCAGATAATTTCCAGCTAATAACCGCATGGCACGCCGGGGTTGAGGAAATTCCAACGTATTATGATCAAATTTTAATTATAGAAAACCCAGAGGATGACTGGAGAAAAAAAGTTGACTATTGTGCTGAAAATAAGATACCTTATCAAACGGTAGCCTTTGACCGCAGTTTTGAAGGAATAAAATTCAACCAAACTTTATGCAATAAAAATAAGATGCTTGCGGTACTGCACCTTAACAGCTCTGGCATAATAACGCCATGTCCGACAAAACGTCCAACAGAGAAGGGTCAAGATATCTTTAGCCTGTATCAACCGGTGCCATATGATGAATTAACCTCACAATGCCCCCAATGCAAAAATATCAATGATGTCGAGAAATTTCTCCTCCCGGATTTAAAAGAGCGACTGGAAAGAGATTATGAGATATATATGAAAGAAAAGAGAGAAGCGGCGATAAGTGAACTCAGGCTTCGCCTTGCAGAATTACGTAAACAGGAAGTTCTTGAGCGGGCGAAAAATGACGGAGAATTCGATATTGTACGCAGGGCAGAAATCACAGAGCTATATGCGATTCTAGGCACTTTGTAAGGAAACATATATGGATGATACTTTAACATTCAACATCCTCTTTAATGAAGGCGGGCATACTTTATCTGCTCTTGTGGAATTAACAAATCCTAAGTCAGAAAGTAGTTGGTATTTTACCAATAACGATACCAATGTTGACTGGAATGGTAAGCATTATCGGTCAGTACCAATATCTTATACACTACCATCATCGCAGGATGGAGTACCGACCAATGGGACTTTAGAAATATTCATTGATATACAAGATGAAACCGGTGAAGAACTTTTAAAGTGGTTTGATACAGCCGATGACAAGGTTGGTGCTAATGTGACCGCGATAATTATTGATGATGGGAATATCAGAGAAATAGGACGTTTTACCCACCAGCATGGAACGGCAAGCTGGGATGGCAGGAAGATCACGTGGAATATCGGCTGGGATGACCGATTGAACATGCAGATCAATCCATGGAGCTTTTCCGCTAATGCCCTTATTGCCTGACATATCTGATCTTATAGGGTTGCCGTACAAGCCTCATGGCAGGGACGAAAACGGGATTGACTGCTTTGGATTGATCTGGCTGATTGCTCTGAGAATGGGGAAATATATCCCTGACGTGCCTTATAAAGGCTTTAATCCTTCGCTTATGAATTTGGCGGAGGAAATGAAGGTTAGCAAAATAGATACTTGCGAGATCGGATGCGTGATAGAAATGCTAAAAGAAGGGAGATTGCATTTGGGGTTTGCGATAGATAAAGAGAGGATGATCCATTCAACCATGAACGAAGGGGTGATTGTTGAGGACATAGGCGCATACCCAATTATGGGGTACTGGAAATTTTAGATATTGTTTATGTAAATTAAGAGGATAAACTCATCACATGGGGATAGTAAACGTAAGAAAAGGGCTTGATGACTCCAACCTTGAAACCTTTAATTTTAACGGTTCAATCCGCGATAACATTGACCTTAACTGGGAATACACCGCGATATACCTAGGATCGGAAAAACTTGATCCCGACTATATAGTTAAAGAAGACGACATAATAATAATACAGGAATATCCCGCAGGCACGGGAACCGGTAACAAGGTAGGCGATGCGATAATAGGGTTCTTTACTGGAGGTATATATACCTCCATAATAGCCGCTAATCAAGTTAAGGCAGTAAAAAAAGAATTACAGGAATCGTTAGACAGATTAAAGAACCAAAAAAATCAAGGAGAGCAGGAAACTATCCCTTGGCTATCAGGCGGGAAAAACGAAAGAGCTTTAGGTAAACAAGTACCTATAATCTTGGGAAGACATCTATTCACCCCGTATTTTCTGTCTGACCCCTACTTACAAATTTCTGGAGAAGATGGTAAAGACTTATTCTTCTACGGTACTTTTATCTGCGGACAGACCGGTTTGGTTATTGAACGAATACGAAACGGCACTACTAATTTAGTTAAATTTGAAGATGCCCATCCACAGGCTTGTGCTTTTCCTTTTGACGAGCCAGATGGTTATGACCCCAGTAAACCCCCTCCCTTTTATGATCTTGATAATGAGGTAGAAATAGTCCAGAACGGCGATTTTATCAATCCTATCTTTGACCAGAAATGGTCGGACTCGCTTGAATCATCGGTAGAGCTGGGAAGAAAGAAAAGAGATACGCAGGTAATAGACGGTGAATTTATCGAAGACGATGATGAACCAGTTATAAGAGAATCCGCCAGATTCCCTATGGCGTTGGAAGTAGAGATATTCGTTGATGGTCTTTGCGGGTGGGACAGCGAGAATAATGAGGAAACAACGGCATATTTAGATATTAGTTTACATTGGGGTACAAGTGATACTAATATTTCAACGCCTTTTGAAAGCCCGTTTGGGCTGGGGTCAGGGTCATGGACATCTATAGGTGGTGTACCTGGTGGTGGTGGTTATAGGTTAAAAAGGTCAACATCTAAACAAATGCGTTTTATTGCTTATTTGGATTTAAGTAACAAAGGCATTTACCAGACAAATGCCGCTATCAAATTAGGCGATCCAGTTTATATAAAGGCTACAAGGCTTACCAATATGCGAACGGGTGGATATAGAGACAGAGTTTATCTTAACGCGATCAGGACTAAATTATACTCCCCCGAAAGATCGTCTATTAGCGGATTGGTTGAAGCTAAAAACCTTAATGCAAAATTATCCGGCAAGCTGTGCAGAATGGGCATTAAGATGAAAGTCAATCATAATACCGAAAGAGCATTAGATAGGTTTAACATTGTTGCTTCTATGACCGCCAGAACATGGAATGGTTATACGTGGCTACCGGATAAAGTAAAAACTTCAAACCCCGCAGCAGTCGCGCTGGAAGTTTTAACCGGATTGATTCACGAACTAAGTGCGTATAATGACGGCTACCCTTATCTTGAAGTTGATCTGGTCAGTTTCGGCAGGCTGTACGAATTCTGCAATAACCAAGAAGTAGATATAGATGGCACTACATTTGGGTATCCTGACATTAAGCTTGAAGCAAATGGGGTTATAACATCCGCCGCAAGAAAAATTGACGTATTACGATCGATTTTGGCTACCTGCGAAGCCGGATTATACGTTAATGAATTCGGCAAAATAGTCGTATTTCATGACGCTCCCCAGAAAATCCCTATAGCCCTGCTTAATCCTCAGCGCATTGTCAAAATGCAAGAGTCAAGAAACCTGGACAGACGGGCGGATGGGTATAAGGTAGATTATATCGATGAAGATGCAGACTGGAATCTGGACACCGAAGAAATTCTGCGCCCCAGGGTTGATAAAGACCTATTAAACACGTTTACCAGTGTTAAATTTGATTTTGTTACTAACTATTATCATGCGATGTGGAAAGCCAGAAGGATGATGGCCAAAGAAGTCCATCGACCCGGCGAGGTAAGGGTTAGTGTGGGAAAAGAAGGGAGGCTTTTCAAGCCGGGCAGCTTAATTAAAGTGCAGCATGAAGGCTTTAAAATTGGGTTGGGAAGCGGCGAGATAGTAGAGCTAATAACTGAAGAAGAAGGTAATAAGATAACCGGATTTAGGACTATGGAGCGGTTTGATATTGCGGGTGATCGGGATTATTACATAGATTATTATGTTGTTGACGAAACCAGAAATCGAGTCGTTAATAAGCAGATAAAGAATGGTTTAGGGTATACCGATAGATTAATGCTGACCGTACCCATTTATAAAAACTCAGACGACGTGCCGGCAATGGGCAATATTTTAAGCGCCCTTTATGGGATGCCGGGTGAAACAAGAGTATGGGAAAGCAAGCGTTATATTGTAACCGGGTTAAATCCCACCCAGCAAGGTTACGATCTTACCATAGTCCAGTACAATGATGATATTTACGACACCGGAGAAATCGATCCGTATGTTTCAAGTATACTCAAGGCAGCACCTAAAGTATTCGTAACCCCCGATACAAAACCCTATGACGGAAAACATGGAGAGAATGGAGATGACGGGAAAGACGCCGTATTATACCGTCTCCTGCCAAGCACAGACTCAATTACCAGAGATGAAAACGGAGAAGCCTTCCCCGGTTCGGTTAGTTGCTCTGTGCAAAGAACAACTGGTAATTCTCCGCCCGCACCTGATACGTCCAGACCTATTACATTCCTAACCTCTGACACCGGAGAAACTGAGTACAGTCAACCTATTTCAATCCCCACCGCTCAGGTAGGCGGCCTTACATGGGTAGAATTCAGGCTGTATTGGGATTCTTCTGATTGGTTGCTCATAGACAGAATAAGAATCCCCATCATCCCAAGCGTGCAGATTGCACCACGGTATAGAGGAGTGGTAAGAGACGGGGATGCGGATATATCTAATAGCGGGGTTATCCATACCAATCAGGGATCAAACCAGAAGATGAACCACGACGATTATGTCATGTATTCCGGCAACCCCGCAGGCTCTAACCCGCAGTGGATCCCGGCGCGTATGTTCCAGTGGAATGCCATCAACAAGATATGGGTATTGTTGGGGATAGTAGAAAACAGGTGGAAGTATCTTGACGGCATAAACGATTTAACCGAAGGGGCTCATGAGGGGATATTCTCTAATGTTTTTGCAAGTATGCTGCTTGCCGATACGGCGATTATTGCGAAGATATTTGCCGAAGAAATCACCATGCGGGACAATGGGATGATAAAAAGCGATGAGTTTAATGGAATTGATGGCACTAAACCAGGGTTTTGGCTAAAATCATTTGATCAAGCGACCGGCGGAGGTCTGATTGAAGCGAATAATATGAAGACGAAAAACATGCATGCGGTGAATGCGAATATTGACGGGGATTCTACTTTTAATGGTACGCTAGTAATCGGAGACGCATGGAATATAGACGGCAGTGTTAATAATCAATCTGCTCGTGGTAGTATAATTGCACTATCCAGAAGATTATCAGGAGATGATTACGAAATCAGAATAAAAAATTTATCCACATATGGGCGAACATATCTTGGGTTTAGTGGTGGGGAAATATTATTTTCTGGTAACAGAGTCTACAATGGGGGTACTCATACAAGAATTGGCATTCCTGCCATACGTGGTAATTATACTGCTCCTGAATTATATAATGAAATTGATCATTATTTTAATGCAGGAAATGGAACTAATGGAACTTTCCTCGTATCAGGTACATTGACCTATTCTATTTTTTCAGCACAAGGACAAACGGTTATCACCACATTGCATACGGTTATCTTGTCTTGTATGGAAATTAATGGCGTTGACCCAAATAGACCATATTGGCTATATGGGATGCGAACTGATGGAGTTGCAAATGATCGACCGGTAATATTTTTACTCGGTAGCTCAAGAATAGATGTATCAAGACAATCTAGCGGTTTGTTAGCGCAAATACCACAAGGTAATCTTACTGTAGGTAATAATACTACCGTTATAGCGGATTTTGTTTTTATTTAATAAGCGTTATGTTGTGATTAATTAGACCATGCTGCGTCAAATTCAATATTATGTCTCACAGGGATCCTTCCTTCGGGGTCTAGAGTATCTATCTTAGCAATTCCCCAGTTACTTGGGTAATATAAACGATCATAATGGTCGCCTTCGGGTCGTCTCATAAGCCATCCATTTAAACCAGCCCCCTCTTTTTCTAGCGTACCACGGTCTAAAACAATGGCCATTTCAGGTTCAACTATGTAATGGGGAGGAAAATCATCTGAAATACTAGGAACGGGATAATGCTTAGGATCGACCGGCACTTCCCCCGCTGTGTGCCCTTCGCTATGGTAAGTGATGGTTAAATATTCAAGGCCTTTGTTTATCGGATCGATAATCCCTTTTTGCTCATTCACCCCCCCATCATCGCAGGAGATGAGGGCAAAAACAATACTTAGGGTTAAAAATAAGCGTTTCATGGGGCGGCCTCCATTACCTCAATTTTAGGGCATTTTGAGCGTTTGTCAATGGATACCCCTAAAATATTGTTTATTTTTATCGGTTTGGTACCCTCAATTCAGAGGGGAAACAATGGAACTACCTGAAACGATAGAAGCAACCGGCAGGGCTTTGTCATTTTTCGTCGGTTTCGACCTGCTTTTGATTGTCATTCTGATCTTAGGCGCGGTCTTTTTGATTAGAATCCTGCCTAAAATCATCGACGGGAAAATCGCCAAACTGACCAAAGAAAAGACATCACTTGAAACCGAGACTAATATGCTGGTCAGGAATATCGGGGATACCCTTAAAAAACTTGAGGGGAACCAGAATGATATAAACGTCAAGTTGGCTGAAAGCGATAAGCGGTATCAAATGTTTGCCAAGGACGTGTTGAAAACGATTATTTACAGCAAAGACCTCCCTGTACTTGACAGAATGGAAGCATCCCATGACTACCTGTATTTAGGGGGAAATGGGGCAACAAGAAACTATATCATAGGGAACATCATCATTGACAATAAAAAACTCTGGGACAGTGTATTGCAGAAGAAAAGGGAGCAGCTACCCGAATACGACCCTAAAAAGAATTATGAGGAAACGCTGGTGGAAATAAAGAAGATTCTGGCCTAGGAGAGAAAATGAGCAAATCCACCGCATTGTTAGTCGGGTTGATATTAATAGCGCTGTTTGGCGCGGCGGCTTTCTTCTGGACGGATGGGGTAGCTGCCCTGTCGCCGGTGCTTACCGCCATTGTAACGCTGGTGAGCGCGTACATTGGCTTGCAGGTTGTCAACAATGGGGTTAAAGGGAAGTGTTTTAACCCAGAATTATATAACGCCGAAAACGGCGAGGAAGGGAAGAAATGAACCCGCAGGAGTTTGTTGAAAAGTATAAAGGCAAGGTTGTAGATCACGATGGGGTTCATGGAGGGCAATGTGTCGATTTGGCGCGGCAGTACATGAAGGAAGTGTGGGGCTTTACCCGGCAACCTGAATCAGTCGTAGGTGCCGCTGATTTTTTCTTTAAGCATGGGGAGCGCCCCATCCAGAGAGAGCTTTGTGATTGCGTATCATATACCGGTACAGTACAGCCTCCTCACAGTTCGCTGGTAATCTTTAAATCGACTGGTACGAATAAATACGGACATATTGGTATCTGCCTTGGCTCTGACCATGACTTTATATCCGTTTTTGAGCAAGACGGCATCGCCAACGATAAAGCGCGGGAACGCGGCGAACCGCAAAAGGGCGCGTATATTGGAATATGGAAATATGACCGGCTTATTGGCTGGTTAGTCAAAAAGGAGGTATAGATGTGGACGGCCTTACGAAAATGGGTGTCGCTATTATTGTTGGTTTTATTCTCATCGTCTGTGTTGTGGGCGCAATCGCTTTCTTCGTCGGCAGATCGTATAGTTCAAATAGCGCAGGAGCTACAGGAGATACAGCAACAGAGAGAGCGCTACTTGCAAGAATTGGAGAATACCAACAACGAGAGGAAGACCGAAATCGAAGAGAGGCTGAAAGAATTAGAGCAGAAAGAGCGAGAATTGAACGAACTGAAAATGCAATTAACGCTATTAGGGGACTTGATAGACGATCAGGCGACCTATACACGGAGCTTGAGCAGGAAGCTACGATTTTGGCGGATTACTTCCGCTATTCTGCTTACCTCAACGGCAACCAGCTTGTTAATATTGGCGACGCAAAATAAATAGGAGGCTATTATGGCATATTGGATTGAAGACAGTAAACCGTTCAACGATCCCACCCGTGATGGGTCGGAAACGATAATCAGCTACGGTTGCGACACTACCGCAGATGTGGCAAACCTACCGACGGACCAGAAGACATTGGGTTCTTCATGTTTCGTGCTTTCGCCGGTCGAGCTGTACAAGCTGGGAAGCGCCGGCTGGGTGAAGGTAGGGTAAAACATGAACGCTAATGACGCTTTTGCATTATCGAAGAAATATACCGATTCGGTCGCTCTGGGGCAAGGCGCGGTACAGATACCGGGGCCGG